ATGGGCTCAAGTAGTAGCCTAACGGAGCATTCTAATCAAGGAGGCTATTCCCGTGTTTCACTGGAAATTTCACACTAGCCCCCATCTTGAGATCGACGCTGTTCGATCGAATCTCAAGACTGCTACTCACCAGCCCGTCTACATTGATGTAATGAGGCTGGTGTTCGCGAAAGAGGGTAAAGAGAATCTCGGGCGGTGTCAATGCACCTTCAACCCCAGAAGTCTCCAATAGATAAAATTCGTTTTCGGTAAGGCGACCACGAAAGATCCTTTTGTAGGCTTCTTTCGCGTCTAGTTCCGAAGGTGTGCTATGGATGAGTTTCATGAACAACGAGAGCGAAGCTTTCTCGACTCCCGGCTTCATGTCCTTCTTCAATCGCACATATCTATTGCCCGTGAGTGCCTGATTGCTTGGTGCCACAAGGCGAACCCCTACGCCAAAGAAGACGGCGAGTTCGGAATCCTCAAGACAACTGACCAGGCTTGGTGATGGACGGTACTCTTTGTTATCAGGCTCTGCTTGATAATAATAAGTGCCGGGGCAAGTTCTGCCCGTCCTTCCGGCTCTTTGAATTTGTGTGGCGCGATCAATTCGTACTCGCTTTAACTGTCCTTGATCATTTACAATTCGCTCAGCAGTATCTATCACACAGTCCACACCTGGGATGGTTATCCCGGCATCGACAATGGAAGTGGCGATAACATGCCCAGTTTCAGGGACTTCACGTTGAGTCGAGGTCAGGGCTGTGAATCCATAATCTGCGAACAGCCTTGCGAGTCGTTCGACCTTCGCCTTTGATGGTTCGATTACTAGCAGACGTCGATGAGTCTGAAGGGCGTTTAATACCTGAATTTGTAGGTTGTCCGTCCATTTAACGTACTGAACGGCATGTAACGGCTCAATATCCACTGCAACGTGGGGATAATTCTTCATCCAAGCGACAGGGGTCGCTGTCAATAAGACACTGGGATGATCTTTCAAGAATCGTTCCCGCAAGTAAATCCACTCGCAGGAGACTTCGTGTGCCTCGTCAAAAACAAACATGACATTTCTAGGCACCGAGTCTGCTTGGACTAGAACCTGAAGATGGCCGTACGTACAAGTCTGCACCTTGGTATCCGGTGTGACACCTCTTCTTCGCCACTCTATACCTGGGTATTGAGCATATTCCTGACATAAAAGTCTTCTCGGCATCACGACCCATACTTGTTGATCCACTTTAGCAGAAAGGATTGTAGGGAAGTATCTGGTTTTGCCTGTTCCGGTAGGCGCCGTCACAGCTACAGTTTTGCCCTCGGTTATATAACCAAGAGCCTGGTCGACACACCTTTCCCACGATCCTTGGTTACCCGCTTTGCCGTTCAGAGCACTTGTCCTGGGAGCGAAAGTCCCCAATGTGAGTGTCTTTGATATCAATTTTGGGATGACGACCCCAAAACCGCGAAAATGCCTGAAAGGGATAATGCCGAAGAGCCTGGGAAGAGGCGCTAATTCCGCCAGCAAATATCCCATCCTTTTGTGGTAGCGGTATGGGTCTTTTGGAACCAAATTTGAAATTGTCTGGGACGCCCTTCCAGTGGCAGCATAATGGCAATAGCTCAACGCGCCAAAAGCGTTCCTGGACGTAAACAGTCCCATGTTCAAGATCTCCAACATCACTTCGCCGAAAGGCACCTGCGCAAGGACATGTGCACATTTATTGGTGTTCACATACAGGAACGTGTACCACCAAAACGATGCCAGAGCATAATTAAGGTTGGCGTCAAACTGTGGACCTTCGACTGGTAAATAACAGCCGACATCATTGAACCACTGCGCTGGTTTCGTGAAAGCATAGTATGGTGATTCACGGAGGCATTTTTCTAGTTCTAAAGCAGAGGGAGGTCTCCCATTTTCGGCTGTGAAAGCATGGAAGGCGTGAAATTCGAAAATTCCGGCCGTATGCTCTATCTGGCGTTTTTCAAGAACATCCTCAGTTGACACGGAGGTCAAGTGAGAGGGAAAATATTCCGCCATAGCTCGAAATGTTGACACCATATTCTTTAGAGCCTTTTCCGTCCTCACAAGTGGCGACATGGTGAATTGTAACCTCGAAACAGAAGCAGCATCTTCCAGCGATCCCTGCTTATACCAAGTCTTAACAACTTGTCGGTAAGATGGTAATTTCAACACAGCACCCCTTGCTTTTCGGACCTTCTTCGGAAGTCTCTCGAGAACAGTGTCCAAATCCTTTCTAATCAACTCGTACAGAGGCCGTTGATGAGCTGTCAAATTCAGGTAGCCCTGGCCCTTCTTGATGAGGTAAAGATCGCGCTTGATTTCCGATGCAAAGTTCTTGGCAGAATCAGCCTTGAAATTCGAGTATCGCATTAGAAGCTTCGACTCATCATGGATTACTGCGTATGGTGGCGTCGGCAAATCTGCCTCAACAAAATCCTCAAGGTAATCTCGGCCAGGCCGCACGTACTTGCCCAGAAACGTTTGGTCATAGATAGTGTTTCCGCTAGATTCGACACGGAAGGTAATTCCAAATGTCCTTTTGGCAATGGAAAAGACCTTATCAAAATCGATTTGGTCATTGTATCCGAGCATATTATCATCTCCGACATTAGCAAGTCCGCACCTTTCGAAGAATTCATGGAACGGCCAGTTCATCGCCTTACAAACGGAGTAAACAAGTACGATCTCGAGACCGTCTGTGTTCGTCTTCGTCGTGTTGCTATCGCCTGTGGCTCCACCATGAATTTTCTTGACTATTCCGCCTGGAGCCGTAGGATGAGAGAAATCTCCAACATCCTTGGCCGTTTGCAAGACGGCATCTTTCTCGGACGGGGGGATAGCAGCGAAAACTCGTTTGCTCTCGGGCCCCGAAGTGTTTTCGACTTCGTCCCACGTCTCCTTGATCACGTTAACAATGTACGCATGCTGAGTTTGTTTAATCGCGCAATCGATGTGTTTCATGATAGCACTCCCAGCGGGATGATGCTTGTAACCGGCTTTTCTCATTTCGGCCTCCACCGCAAACAAGGTTGCCTCCATCGAGCGATCAAATTCCATCGCATCCAACGACACGACTTTCTGGTAGTTGGCTAGTGATTCGAAAACGGAGCCCATCGCCGCCCCATTTAACGTAAGCCCAACTTTTGCTGGAGACAGATGCGGGGCGTGACGATTATTCACGTCAAAATGCAGGATACCTTGCTGTACGTTATTCACAACTGATGTGGCCACTACAGAACGTAATTTCCGTGGATTGCTCGAAATTTTAGTGAATGGCACCACTTGAGATTTTGAAAACGCGTGTGCGATTCCAGGGTACCATTTACCCGACACGAACGGATCCAAAGCGATCTTCTTGATGGCTGGAAGCCACCCAGCCCTCTTAAGGTCCCACCGGGTCTTGATCCGCGGTTCAGACGGACCACCTCGCCCAATAAAGGGAAGGCCAGCGGAATATTTTCTATGTTTCAAGAAATGGTTGATCAGTTTCCTAGGGTCAGCGATTCGGGCGTCGCAATACAAATCTGGATTAGTCGCTATGACCGTTTCTGCTACGTTCCTAATGTCATCTAGGAGTAGTGCATCAACCGGTTGTGAGTAAGCGTATTTCGCCAAGGAAGCAATCATCACCTCCCGGTTAGCAATGACCTGACCATCAACACCGTCCGGGACGCCTAACGCGGACATTCGAGATCTCATAACGGAATCTACGAAAGGGTTACGATTAACCGCCCGTGTGAACTCGTGGGGCGATAGCGCATATTTGCCTGACTGATTCAAATGTTCAAGGTAATGAGCAAGTGTCTCGTCATAAGAAGCATGGACAAAAGTTGGATTAGGGTGAATGAGAATGGACAGTTCCTCGATCCGCCTGTCGGTCACCATCAGGAGTTCAGGCGCGTACGTTCCTTTCAAACCTCTTTCTCCGCGATCGAATACCGCCAGTATTTGCTCTATACTAGTCAGCAAGGACCATGACTCGTCGGTAATCAACCCTGAGCGTGCTTCTTCTGTCATCACTCTGCCCAACACTTCCAATCGGTTCAAGAATGATTTGCAATTGTAAGTGATTTCTTTCCTCAAACGTTTGAGAGGATCCGACCCCGGGAAGCAAGCGCTAGCCACCGGCCCTAAATCCACTTGTACACCTGCGACAGAACATTTCCGTCCTGTCTGGTGTATAATTGGCAGCCATGGCCCAGTGACCGACGATCGGATACCATCAAGGTGTTGACTCACAGACCATTTCGTGATCTTATACTGAACAATAGGTTCGTACCCGTTTGACCAACGGAAAAGTCTCACTCTGCGGTCGCAATCAAAGGAACAGGACTCCTTGTACACTTGAGCGAACAAGCTCGGCGACGCCTGGACGTACAAAGATCCTTTTGACCTCATGAAGGCGATTTCATCTGACCCATACGTTTCAAGTTCAATGAATCTGGCAAAATCTGGATGTTTACGATAGGCAAGAGCGGAACAACTAGCCTGGTGTAACCCGTACCAAATCACCGACACAAAATCGAAGTCCCCCAGATCCCGGTTGGCCGCTGTCGTCAGTACGGACGCCTGATCAAAAGGTGCCAGATTTTCGGCGTTGTAACAGTAGTACGTAACTCCTTCCCGTTGAGGCATCAACACTCGAGCACAGGCTAATTCTCTGCCTGTTGCATTGAGGTAAACAACCGTGCAATCGTCATCGTGTAAACGTTGATTGGTGAGAATCACTACCTGGTCGTGATGGTCCTGGAGCGATCGAAGGTATCTTGGCGACGCTCGACGTTCGCGCGAAGTTGCTATGACTGCGATGTTCGACCCAGTGATTTCAACTTTCTCGAGCTCGGCACTTATTTCTTGTGCACGATGTGCCCCTGATGGAGCGTTAATATCCACGGAATGTGGCCAAGCGTACGATCTCACTCGATTTAACGAGTATTCGGGACGGTACACACCTCTGAACGGTTGCTTGTAGAGCCCGTACTCAGACCCCACTTTAATCATCATTTGACCAGAAACGGAATTTGGGGTCCAGTCTGCTTGTCGTTGAGGGTAAGACTCTTCGTTCTCGACTTTTGGAACAGTGAATGACATTGACGGAGCAAGTAGGTACAGTAGCAAGTCCGCTAGATTTTCAATCCCGATCCCTCCTGCAGCTGTCAGTATCGGGAACATTGAACTTATCGTTGTCGCCCCAACTCCTACAATGGCTGCGACCGCGAATGCAATGGTTACGAAAAGACCCATCGTGGCCATTAACGTGCACGCGACCACTGTACTTACGGCAAGAAGGATGAGGTCAGACCCAAACGCAAACCGCAAACGGGTTAGAAGCGAAACTGACTGACAATTGACCAGCGGTGAGTAGAGAGTCCCATCCATCGACTTTACGTGCGTCGAAAGTTTCTCCCAATGTCCTACATCTATTCCAGTTCCCAAAGAGAATTCCACAGGAGCGTCGTTTGGTTCATCATAAAAAGTACAGTATAACAAACCGCGTTTTTCAACCCCGATCCCAGCCACCTGGCCAGTCTTTGGATTGTAAAATTCAGTATGGTAGATCGGAAATGAAGTGTTCGACAATTGTTCAAGTCTTGAAAATCGGATCTGAATAATGTCTCTGGAAAGGTCGCTGTGAGCATTCAACGCGTACAACACCGCGAGGAGAACCTGAATCAACCGTACGTACATGGTGCGTTCAAAATAACAGAGGAATGCCCTTACCAAAACAGCGGGTCCTAACCCTGTCACCACAGAGAACAAACGGGATGTAGGATCAAACGCGACTACGCCGGCAGCTATCGCCAAAGTCTTCCACGTATTCCAAGCGACGTTCAACACATCCTTGCGTCGGATGGTCGCCATTTGGACACGAATCATCAACAAGAAACATAGCGAAAATCCGAATGACATGTCAAAGTTCGACGTGCTTCTCACGATTTCAACAACAAAACCTGGTAGATCTCCACTGGCTAATGTTGATAACACAGCCGGCGATACTGCAGAAGCCGCGCCTGTCACTATAAAAGTGACAACTAGAAAAGATCTCCATCCAAGCCACAGCATTAGCCGTAAACACGTCAACGGTTCGGACGTTGCTAAAACAACCAATAATCGTAGTGACTGTTCGAAAGTCAATTCTGTCATGAGCCCTTTCCAGAAATAATAGTGCGAATGCGAAAACACGAAGTCAGGATCGGCGACGTAATCACGGTCGATCGCTTTCGAAAGAGAAACAGCTTTGGCACCGCAAGAAGCGGCAGTTGCCATAGTCCCTGCACCACCGTGAGTCAGAACGGTCTCATAATCGGTCATCATTTCAGCATGGTTTAGTCGAGGGTCGTACTTGTAGACACTGTCACTTCGGGTTGACCATGTGGTTTCCTTGTCCAGGTTTACCGGTTCGGCCATACTGCTGCTCCCAAGCGCAACAAGTGTCTGCCTAGTTCCCTTATTTTCCGAACGACTCAGCAGTGTCGATCCGTCTGCTGAACGCGGTGCACAACCGGGAAAAGACCCTATCCTGATATGTGGCATTGAGAGCAAGTGCGCCAACCGGAACAATTTATTCGTAAGCCATGATCCAAGCTTATCGCTTGGGACCATCCCCCAGCTCTTTAGCTGGTTCGGAGGAGGTGCTAATTCATACGATATCAACCGGGTAGTTAGCCCAAGACCGTTTTGCGGTGACAGAGCGTAGTTTGACGCATCATCATTCACCCATTCCGCAATCTTCTCAGGTAAAGGGCTGAGCTTGTGGCAAACACTAAGGAACGCTCCAGCTTCAACTGCAGCCAGGGCTTCCTTTCCCTGGTTATCATCCATCAGATCTTCTTGGACGGCCGAGAACCCGCGTTTCTGTAACAGGGTAGTGTAGTACTTCATCGGCACGGTATCACCTCTTGATCCAAAAGTAAAGATCTTAAACCGTGGTTTGGATGAGGTCCCTGATCTCCACATCAGTAGCAATAACGCTGTCACCAGAAAAGGACGCGCCACTGTACTACAGTAAAATATCGCGGGAACAAAAATTCCAAACATCCACACTCTCACTTGCAGGGCTGAACGCGCAAATTTCCCATTCAACTGACAACACAGGGAAAGTGCCAAGTAAAAATTGATCCACAAGTAACTCTCTATAGAGACCTGGTCCAATCGGCGCGACGCCTCGTCAAGTAGGTCTTCCAACGATCCGCCAACGAACACGAAATTTTCGTACCAGGGTCGGTGTGCTAAGAGAAAAGAAATCGAATATCCTTCCCCATCGGTCGACACGTGCCAAATCCAGCCAGGCTTCACCCGTACGTGCGGGTTATGGCCGAAACGTTGGGCGGCATCCAAAAACTTTTTGAGTGTGGGATACGATCCTAGTTCCGCACCAGGTACTCCCATACGCCAACATTGGCCGCTACCAGGCCTCGAAGTTTCGATTAATTGGATTTCAGCATCTTGTGCCATCTTGATCATCCAATCATCGGGTGTAACAGTTCTCGCTAAAAGCACCACCAAAAAGATGGTGGCCACCATCATGAAAGAGGGAAGAAATGGTCTTGCTCCAACAAGAGTGCCGTAGTAATCAACTGTCTTGACTGCGAGGAAAGAACGATCGAGAGTCTGAGACCACTTGCCAATTGCAATCTTGCGGCCCCCATCATCTTCGACCGAAAGGTGAAACAAGGGGCCATCACGCGATAGGTACAGGAATTCCAGAAACTCTAGATCGGGTTCTCCTTTGATTTGGTCGAGGAGTGCTCCAATCTTCGCAAATGTCGTCAGCGAACCCAAGGACGAAAGGACCAATTTCGTAATAAGATTAGCACCTATATTTGTGTAGCAATATGTCAGCCCTTCCTTTGCAGCCACAAGAGCATCTATGAATTCGAGCCTCGTTGGGAACGTGATGGTTGTTATCGTAGAAGGAGGACCAGTCTCATCCAAAGTGTCCATATCCGCTACAAGAAGTCTGGCCACTAAAGAAACAACGTCAACTGGCCAATCGTCATTCATCACGATCCTCACGGTGTTTATTCCGTAACTCAGGGCATAATCAAGTCCAACACCGCCAGGTCTACGGGGAGTGAGTCTAGCCCCAAAATCGGGCCAATACTCAACGCCGATGGCTTCTGCAATCTGAAATATCTCACTTTCCCATGAAGGGTGGAGCGCGCGTGTGATTTCATCACGCGTCGCAAAACGATAGACGTTCAGATCCGTATCACTGTCATATCCGGCATCTTGAGTTTGAGGGTCAGTGCATGCTTCTACATGCTTTGGTTCCGCATTGTCGGAACTTCCATCCGGGATTCGTCTCCCGGCAGGTCTGCTTCCATTAGACATTTGTCGAGCAGATGACTTTAAATCAGTCGTAGGAGTAAAACTAACACTGTGGTATCAGTGGGGTACTAGCCCAAACACCTCCGAAGAGGGCCCGCATTACACGGGTCTGAATTCTTTAGGTATCCCTATTGTAAGGTTGGGACCTAACTCCTTTATTCGTCGACAAACTGATAAAACTTAAATCAAATCAATCACTGCACTAACACTGAGTACGGCGGATTTCCGCTGGTACTGGAAAGTGCGAGATTTCATATCATCTAGTAGGCTCAGGCCGAGGTCAACGTTTCACCAAAACAAATCTCGTGAAATAAAATCTATCAATTCCGTCTAACGTGTAATCCCTAAGGCTTTCTGACTAAGAAAACTACCTCAGGCACGTCAAACGGGCCATATCAAGATCGTCAAACACGATCAAAATTAAGGATCACCGATTAGGAGTCGACGGGCGGGGAACCGTCTATCCTTCAGTCGTTAAAATTTAATTCGACTCAGTTCGAGTCAAGGTGGTTCTAACCACCGCAGGTTGTCATAAGACGTAAGAACAACATCATAAACCTGCAGGTGTGCGCTCGCATTTTGCGAGCGCAC